ACCCTGGCAGCCCTGCCATTTTTAAAGGAGAATATTGTGACCAAAAAAGAAAGATTTATCAGAGCGTCAGAGATATGTATTAAAGGATATACTGAAGATAATTATAGCCGGGTTAATTGCCCTTTTTGCGGTGTGGCTATGGGTGCTAATTGTGATTACTGCGTTATGTATAATATTAATACAAAGATGGGCTGCGAAGATTTTAAAACATATCGTCTGGCTCATTCGTTGTATTTATGTAATCCAAAAAATAATAAACCCCGTATTGGATTCCACAAGAAATTAATTAAACTTATGAAGGGCCTGCCGGCTGAAAGATTCACAAAAAAGGGCTGGGTTGGATTTCCTGAAATTGACAAGATAGAAAAACGATGAAAGAATTCGACCAAGAAAACTTTGAGAAGTATTGCAAAGAGTGCAGGCATAAATCAAAAGTTGAATCGATCAAGCTGCACTGCTGGCGAATTGGCGGGCTGTGTGAGTATGGTCATCCGCTATGCGAATATGATGAAGTAATAAAACGAGAGAAACCTGAAGACAATCAAGGAGACTTCTTTTGAATATTGATATGTTTAAATTAATTATGAAAGCGCTGTTTATCCTCATAGATAGAGGCCCGTATAAACGTGATGTTTGGACGTTGGAAAGAAGTTACAATACTTTTATATCGGAGCAAAAATGAAATTTCAAGTGCCGGCAACCATTACAAAAATATCAACTATGAAAGATCGCTGTTTAAGACTTCAAGTTGATACTCAAGAACTTGGTGAAGAAAGTGACGGAGTGTTTAAGCTGTACGATCAATTGGGCTGGTTTATATTCAGCCCCGCGGAAATTAACGAAGAGGATTTAGTTGACCTGCCTGACATAAAGCCGGAGTTTGAAGAAAAAACACCGAGCAAGCGGCTCCGGGATCGACTGTTCGTCTATTACAAAGATACCCATATTAATATAGATGACTTTGACGAATGGTACAAGAAAGAAATGAACCGCATCGGACAGCACTACTTAGACAAAATTAAGGAGTGATATGAGCAGACCAAAGAAAAAGCTTGAGGATATGACCATTAAGCAGTTAAAGAAAGTTCTTGATACTGAATTTTCTAAGTTTATTCGCCTAAGAGATTCAGTAGATGGAATAGGTTTGTGTATTACCTGTGGACGAATGAAAGAATGGAAGTATATGGATAACGGTCATTTCATCAAGCGTCAGTATTTATCTACCCGTTACGATGAGAAAAATTGTAATCTTCAGTGTAAGCATTGCAACGCATTTGAACAGGGAGCAAATGAAAAATATAAAATTGCTATAGATAAAAAATGGGGGGCCGGTACTGCTGAAATGCTGGAGATTAAGAAGTATAATAAATCAAATTATGATAAGTTTACATACATTACTTTAATAAAGTATTATCGTGATAAGCTTCGATAAATTGTGAAGTGGTGCTGGATGGATTTGAACCATCGGCCGCCTGCGTATCAGGCAGGAACTCTAACCGGACTGAGTTACAGCACCCAACGTCAACAAATAGCTATTTGTGTCATTTTGCCCTCATAACATCCTGGTCGATAAAGCCTTGATCACCAATATACCGCATTAAAAAATTCATCCAATAGCCGCCAGATGGAGCAGAGCCCATTTCTCCTCGGGTTTCCCAATCACCAACTTCTTTAAATGACGGTAATTGTATATGTTCCTGTTCATATTTTATTATTTTATTTGACAGGCTTAACTTTATTCGTGTGGTTGGTACATTCCACGGCTGATGGACGTGAGCGCTAACGTATATATCAGCGTCAATAATATTCATTCTTCTTGAAATCTTTATCACGCCCTTCGTAACGGGAGCGTTCCCGCCTGAACCATGCGTATAGTACATTACTTTGCTTGACCTTCTGCCGCCATTAGATGCTTCAAATTTAAACCGTATAAAACCGGCATATTCACCTTTGATGATATTTGGATTCAGTTCTTTGATGAATCGATCTATCATGCTGAATTCATGTTTTTTAGTAACGGTAAATTCATGGTTTCCAGGAGCAATAAATAATATATTATCTTTGTAGGGCTGGAAATATTCAACGGCATCGTTAATTATTAAATCAAAATAATTCTTGCCTTTATATTTTTCTAATATATCACCCTTATGAGTTCTGGGATCATACTTCCCGCCCATACAATCAAATAAATCCCCGAAGATCATTATAAAGGCATTGTCTTCTTTGGCTTGTTTTAAAAGCCTGGATAATAATTTACGGTTGCATTTAGGTGAGTCAAAGTGTATGTCAGCAATCAGAAAATATAGTTGATTCCAATCGCGTTTAACATAATGAGAAAATACTGAGGCTTTACCATTTATCATAATTTCTCGATATATAGGCTTGACTTATATTAGGCAGCTTATAATAGCATTGCTTATAATTTGTGTTCTATATCACCTTGCGAATAAAAAAAATAATCCAATAATATTGGCAGCAACCATCATAAAGAACCCAATCAGTATTTTTTTAGTTGTCTTTCGGAAGCTGGTGTTAAATTTTACCTTTGTTTTTAATCCATCGTCATCACCATTTTTCCCGTAAATTTCTTTCTCAATGCGGTCGTGTTCTTGGATATGCCGATCCCGGCCCCTTCCGTACTCTTCCTTGAAGTCATTAAACGATAAAATTAAATCGTCTATTTTCTGCTCAATTGCCGAAGCTGCCATTACCCATACTTCCTATTGTAATAAGTTTTACCCAGCCATTTAATAGCCTTGCCCAATCCGATAAACAGAAGTGCTAATTTCTTATCATCAATCACGGCCCCGATCTTTTCAATATTGTCCGCATACTTAAAGATGTAATACGGCAGAGCCTTCAGGAGCGTTTCTCTGCCGCTTTCTGTTTCGGGCATAGGAAGCATAGCCACCGGAGTCAAGTCGTTACCACGGCTGTTTATCAAAGGGATAAGTGGCTCTATATAATCCGGTTTGATTGGCTTCATTTCTTAAATGCTACTTTGCCGCTATCGACCGCTTCGACCATTTCTTTCCCCAATGCAGTATATTCAGCTTCGACCCACTTACCATCTTTGGCAAACTCGTCATATTTTGCATAAATATCAACGACCTCTTTTGCAAAACGAATATACTTAACAAACTTAACTAATTTGAATGCTCCGAATACGGCCACTATTGCGCCGACAATCATCACATAGTTTTCCAATAAAAACTCCATCCTGTTTCTCCTTTAATGATTAAATTTATCTATCTTAATTATTGACAGCTGAGCAGTATCGATACTCGGCGCAAGCTGAGCAACACGTACTCCTGTGCTGTCGTACAATTGACAATACTTACGGTCATCTATTTTGTAATAATCGGCATAGGTATATTTTATAACAGAATCACTAACAGCAATCACAAATACAAACTCTTTCCCTTCACCTGGATAGATTGTGTTTTTATCTTTGCATCCATAAAAAAACAACAGTATCAAGCATGCCGCGACAATAAACGAGCCGAATGCTACATCTCTTTTTTCTTGCCTGCTTAAACCAAAAACACATTTGCTCATAACACCACCCATATTAAATTACAAAGCAGCCCAGTCAAATAATAAACCCACTTGAACCTGAATACCCTTTTGTTAAATATCGTAAACCAAGTATTCCAATCCAGCCAGCCCCGGCAGGCCCATTTTATCAGGTAATAAAAATGATCTTCGTTCCAGACGCCCAATAGACCTATTAAGTAAATCCATCCATAAACATAAGACAAAATCAGCACTAAAACAACGTAGGGAGCATTTATGATAAAGGCCCATAGCTTTCCCTTCTTCCAGAATGGCAGTTTGTTATAATCTACATCTGTCCAAACGCCCTTGCCCTTCAGGTTCCAATCTGCCAAAGCAGTCAATAGTTGGGCTGTTAATAATATTAAATACATTAATTGCTATGCTTGCTAAATGAATTGGCCGTGTATGAGATCTCAAATTTTATAACCGTGAAATCACCAGTATAGGTATCACTCGTTGTTACATCTCTGAGTATTTTAAAGCCTACGTTATCACCTTTTGTAAGCGGCTGGTTGCCGTTATCGAAATCGATTGCTGCCTCAAGCTCAATTAATATCTTGTCTGCTGCCGGGCTTGCCGTTTCTGTATATGTTGGCGAAATTGTTACAGACGTTCCGTTATCGTATGGTTCACCCTCTGCAATGCTTCTATATTCTGCATCAAATTCTATAACTTCACCATTTTGCACTTGGTCACCGGCATCAGGAAAACCATATATCTTTAATGCCATATCAGAAGTACCATTCCAATCGTCCGGAATCTCAAATTCTATAAAAGCCAATTCAGTATTCGCATTAAATTTTAGCCCTCTCCATGTTTCAAGGGTTGTGGGTGTTGGGGCTGTCCCGCCCACTCCGGCCTGGCTTGACGCGATAGATATATATTGAGTAAAATCTGTCACTGTTAATGTCGCTCCGGTTATTGCCCCAGCTGTAGTAATTGATGTACACGTAGCAATTGCACCCAATTTGTTAACAACGAAAGAGCTATCCCCAACAGCGCCATCGGTATCATTAATTAGTTCTAATAAATCTACAGCCCCTGCGTTACCATCCACGGATAGTTTAGCAGATGGTGATGTATTATTGTCTCCAATCCCAAGATTCCCATTCGAGATAATTCTCATTCTTGTGCCAGCATTAACCCTAAAATTCATAAAACTACCGGCAGGGTCATATTGGATTTGCCCTACATTCCTTGCCACAGCTGTACCAAATTCAATATTATTTGAGCCAGATGCACCGGATAACAACACAACACGATTAACATCGGCGGCATCATCATTATTTTGAAATATGGCCGTTTCATCCCCGGCTAAACCTGGAACAGTGCCAGCCCCTTTAACAACGTGAAGCTTTACGGCAGATGGCGCAGCGGTTCCAATTCCAACACTGTTATTGGTTTTATCAACAACAAGAGTATTAGTATCGATCAATAACGAATCAGCCGTAATGCTGGCAGTAAATGTAGCCAATGCATTAAATGTAACCGCCCCGGAAAACGTATTCGTTCCTGTCCATGTATTGTTTTGAGCTATAACATAAGCAGTCATAGCAGACTTAGTCAAACGTCCATAGCCTTCGGGCCATGCCCAGCCAAACGACATCGTTAATAAAAGTATTAAAATTAGCTTTTTCATAGTTTCTCCTTATTCCAACGCTCTTGGAACTTTTGTTGTGTCTATTGAATTGGTTGCCGGGTTATAGTATAAATCATAAACACTATCTGTTGCTGAATTAATGAATACCTGCCCCAAGTATGAGCCCATATCACCATCAAGACCGTTGTTTAATCTGACTAAATTAGTAGCCGTAATGTCTACCCATGTACTCTGCCCGGTATCGTCCACAAGAAAATGCCCCGCAGGATTCAGCCATACATTGTTAGCGAAATACAGAGTACCATAACTTTTTCCAGTTCCATTTAAAGCTATGCCTCTTGTAAAATTAGCATCATAGATATTGTCTTTGAAAATCAAGGTTGCACTATACGCACCGTGATAAATTGCCTGAACAAAGGTAGAGTCGCTAATATTACTAAAAATATTATTCTGATAAATGGCCGTTGTAATCGTGTCTGTCCCAGTATTAATTATGTAGCTTGGTTCTTCAAATATCTCATCATCCACCAAGAAACTATTCCCGCTGAATAACCATCTATCGGCATTTGTAGTGCCTTGATTTAACCTGATCCACCTGCTTGCATTACCATTATCATAAAACTCATTGTCTTTTATCTCACCAATTCTTGCATTTTGAATATATAAAACTTCGGTTGTACTGGTAGAACTGTCTGAATAAACCTTATTGTTGTCAAATGTAAAACGCTCTGCCCCAGTTACGCTTATACCATATCCACTAGTTGTGCATCCGTCCATGCTTAAAACCGGATTATTTGTAATGGTCACTTTCTGTGCTGTGCTTGGAATAGAAACAATCCCGGTGTAATAAGAATACAACCTATTGTGGTCTATAATAGTTTCTTCACTATCGTAGCTTCCAAGTCCCTGCTGAACGGATAGGCTGCTGTCACTTCTGACATAATTACCAGCTATTGTAATTACTCCTCCATTTGAAGTTTTTCCGCTTCCACAGTTAATACCAATTCCCTCTACGTGTACATAGTTATTAAGTATATCAAGCTTCTTGCCTTCATAGCTTACTCGAATTCCTGTTCCAGATGCCGAAACCGCCGTTCTGTCGGGAATGTAAACATAATTACCCTCAACCTTCGAATCACAAGTAGTGTAAATTCCATAACCCGTAAAGCGCGCATCCTTGTAAACTATATTACCAGTTATTAAACAATCATCTGATAACTCTTCTCCTTTTTCTGCAATACAGGCCTCGCCGACACCGCCATTCCAGAGGATATTCCCAACAATATTGCTTCCGATAGATTTAAGATAAATACCCTCAGCCCCAGATGTGTCATGCGTACTCCAAACATTTGAAATGATATTATTTGCCACAAGTACCCTGCGCCCAAATGCCATTATTCCATGAACTTCTATTTCGGTTGTAGCCGTTGCATAAATAGAGTCACAAATATTGTTAGAGAATATGTAACCGTAATAAAGGCTGCTTGAATACCATCTATCTATAAGGGTATCTTTAGTATTGTTGCCGGCAGACATACAAATTGCACTTAAATTTTTTCCATTAATATTAGTAAATATATTGCTTTCAAATAATGCTTTTTTAACATGGCCGTTAAAAACAAAACCGCCTCTGGAATTCTTAACAATGTTATTGGTTACACGTATATTATAAACAATACTATCGACATAGTTTGTGTAAAACCCGCCAGCCTTTATCCGCAAGCTGTCAAAGTAACAATTGTTAATAGTTAAATTTTCAATTGACCCGGAAGAAGATGGTTTTAAAATTATCGGAGTGTACATGTGCCTGAAATTTAGCCCGTCAAATTCAACAGATCCATCCACAACATGAAAACCATTATCAAACCTCTCACTAACAGAAGATGTGTCCCCAATAAACCAAGTCTCGCCCGGAATGCCTCTGATTATCAATGTGTTGCCAGCGCCTGGGGCAAGTCTTACGCTGTCCGCCAGATAGTAAACTCCTGAACTTAATACAATCTCACCGCCATTAGCAATTACACTGTCTACCATTGCCTGCATGTAAGCAGTATCATCATTTCCATCATTTGATACAGCACCATAGGATTCAACCAAACTCTGTTTCCTGTCCTGGATATAATCTCTAATATTTACTGATTTCCCTGCAATAGTGACAGTAAGCGAATCTTCAATCTGCCCCTGTGCCCAGGTACGCATTACCGCAGAGCTGTCGGTTGTTATAGATTTAATAGTATCTTTTGCCGAACTCGTTAAATCAATTCCGCGTACCCGCCTGTCATTTGCATATAATAATAGCGGCAATAAAAGGAATAATAATATTCTCATACCCATTGCCCCTTTGCATGGGTCACGGCCCCGGCCCCGGATTTAGTTATTTGAAACTGTACACCGTTATTTTTAACCCACCAGCTTTTATTATAGCTCGTAATCTTAAATTCAGACGGTACGGCGGTTGCTGCCTGAATTGAAGTATACTCTGTCCAGGAAGTGCCGATATATAACCTAATGCTTATTTGAATTGTCGGCGTACTGGAATCATCATCCGGGCAGTTAAGAAGCAAAGTTCTCTCCGTTGTAGAGTCAGAATCCTCTTTGATTTCTCTTGAGTAAATTACAGCATCTCCGGTTGCCTGAACAAGAGTAGTTGTAATAGATCCGCTGGTTTCACTTACTAAAAATATACCGCGATTAGTTTCCATTATACTTCACTCTCAATATACATGCTGATTTTATATGCCTGAGCTTTTAATTTCTTAACATTAAAACTATTCTCAACATACCTGACAAAATATAAACACGGTGTAGCCTCTTCCCCAAGATCAATATAAAAAGGAAATCTTGGCCCTTCGATTGTGTCTAAAAGAGTCTCGAATAATATTTTATCTGCTTCTTCTACGATAGGCCATGTAAGTTTCCATGCCTGCCTTTTCCCATATCTTTTAACGCTTGAATTCTGCCCGCCTAAAGTTCTTGATACGCTTATCCCGTCAAAATTCCTGATGATTTCAGGCTGATCCGGTGCCATTGCGGGCGTGAAAGATTTACCTACAAACCATTCGCCGAGAGTTACATCTGCGGTAAAGGTGTTGTTGTCAGCGCATAAAACATTGAAGTTGGCCGAAGACTGAGCAGTGTGTTTCTCTAGTAAAATTCCGTCGTTAGTTATTACAAACTCAGTACCGCCGCCAAGAGACATAGCCGTTAACGCACTTCCTAAAGTACCAGAGTGACAGCTTGCAACCGTTAAGCCAGTATTGCCCGCTGCATATCTAAAAGTTAAATCGCCGTCGGCACTCCCGAAATTATGATTATCTAATATCATAAAATCAGAGCTTGCAATACTTGCGGTTAAATCTAAATCAAGCTGAAAATCTGTTGTTTCTCCATTTGTGTCTACCGTGACGACCGTTCCTCGTTTAGCATCCACTAAATCATACACCGCATCAGATGTCTCAGCACCAGAGCAAGCATAGCCCTGAGTAACCACACTTGGCTCTGCTGTCACAGAATATCCAGCTCCCCAAATACCATTTGCATAAAATACTATCGTTCCTACTGCCATTTAAGCCTCGTATACTAATCTAAATTTAATATTAAAACTTCCGGGCTGCCTGCGTGTTTCGGTCACTATAAAATATAAATCAGCCCACGCTTTTCCATAAGGAAGTCTAACCGTATCGCTAAATTTAATTATATCGCCTGACCTTAAATTACTCTTAAGCATGTTTTTGATTCTACATTCACCAATGATCTTAGGTGAGCCGGATATATTATCATAATACTTTGCAAAGCTTGCATTGGCCGTTGCTCCGGATGTTACCTTTGCTGCGGTTATAAAATCAAGATTTCCCTCGACTATGTTTTCATTTGTTGCATCTGGAAAATAATCCGTTCGGCTTGCATTTGTAAAAGTCTCTGATTTCCTATACGAATTATTAGCCGGGTGCCTCTGATAATTTAAACTATACTTAGTAATTATTTCGCTAAGATCGGTCAAGCCTAGTTTCAAATCGTCATAATCATCGGCATCTAATGTATGCGTGACATCACCAGCCGCATAGGTATCATGCACCCATATATATTGCGCTCCTGCATTTCCAGAAGCATCAGAGTCGAATACAGGAAGCATAATAAAGCATCCTTCATATTGTATCTGCTCTAAAATTTCCTGTAAGTTTCTTGGCTCTAATTGCCACCAATGACAAGTCCAGCCGGATCTTGCAGAATTAAGATCATCTGTAAGATATTGATTAGTTGCTGAAAAACCCTTCATATAATCGTTATCGTAATCAAAGTCCGTAAACCGCTTTAATAAATCTCTATGTATTTCGTGCGGGAGATCTGCAATACCTCCATCATTATCTGTATAGCTCTGAGATAATCCGTCTCTTGAACAATAGGCTGTTTTGAATTCCTTAACAAATGTCTCGGCCGCCTCTGCTTCGTTTGCATAATCTAAAGCTAAATCGACTTTCAAATAAACGTCATAAATATAAATATATCCATCCAGATCATCAACGTTAACGAATACTGCATCTAATGGAATTTCGTCATCAATTTTATAATCATTGGCCGCATATTCTACCGAGTAATCATGTGACCAGTAATCGACCAAAGTACTCCCCGGAACTCCGTCATCGGTATCGTGAGATACAATACTGTCAGATTCACCAAACAATGTTGATTCAAGCCTTGCCAAGTCTGGATTCGGAGCACCGCCGCCGCCAGAGTCAAGCCCAGCCCTTGCTTTTACATACAAAGTCAAAGCGATTCCCTTGCCAATCGGGTTTTCTATCTCTTCCACAAGCCAGTTTCGTGTGATCGATCCCTGTTCACTCTTATAAGAATAAGTTGTTTCATTGCTAGAACCGTCCGAATCTTGATCGTAAGCCCTTTCCGTATATGTAAAATCATCACCCGTTTTCTCTGCTGTAGGTCTTATATAAGCTGTCCTTGTTACCGGCTTATCCACTCCAAACAAATTAGTAGATCCAAGTGAAACGGTCACAGTACCGCCATTTGTTAGCGGTAAAAACTTGTCTAAATTGCTGTCGTAAAACGCTACCGAAGCCGAAACCGGCGAACCGTAACTCTGAGCAGGCAAGAAATAAATATTATCAAGCTTGATCGCAAAGGGCATCGGATAATAAAAGCCCGCTGAATAAAAGTTCGCTGCAGTATCGGGATCAAAATCACCATACGCCAATGGGATAAAAATATCACTCGTAATAGTTGGGTTTAGTGAATTCTTAATAGAGGCCTTAGCAGTAGGAACCTTAATTCCGTAGGCCGGATCATAGCCCTCAACCACTAAGCCGATTTCATTGTCAGACGGATAGACTATATTTTTTAGAAATCCTTCATAAACCTGTACTGCATTTGCAAGCGTAGAAGTGTCAGCAGAATGCGTATAAATTTTAACCTTTCTATTTAGATACTTTTTCGAACCGCCGTACAGCTCCTCTGCCAGGGTTTTATTCTTGAATATATTACTACACAAAATTTCGACTTCAGAAACAGCCGACTTGGAATTGGCTATGTCGATACTCTCTATAACTTCACCCCAATCTTTTACAAGCCCGTAAAATTGATTGGAGTCTATTATTATATCCTTCTCAGCGATCCCTAAATAGCTCGACCCGGCATCGTAATAAAGCATCATAAACCAGTTCTCTGCAAACGCAGAATTTTTGGCATTATATTTGTAGTGATCTGTTAATAATAAACTCATGCTCTGCCGAGCCTCATTGCTTTCTGAATTCTTGGAATTATATAATCATCTACCATTCTATGATCGACTACCTTTAGATCGTTGAAATTTACAGTTA